CACGGTACCGAGAGCGGATCCACGCGTCTTGGTTCTTTTTATTACGGACGTGTTCGAGTATGTTCATGTCCCGCTCTTCCAGTCCAGTTGCGCGCCATTTCCGGCACAGCGTGATACACGTATACCCGAACAAGTGGCAGGCGGCCCCCTCTTCATCGAGTTGTCTTTGCGCGAGTTCTTTCAGTCGCTGTGGCGATGCTTCAACGTTGGTCGCCATCGGGTGCGTCGAGTTGTGAGGTCACCGGTACTCGGATGTTCTCCTTTTATAGGAACGATTGTTGAAATTTCAATTATTATATGTTCATAATAGGTATGAAGAAGACATCATTGATACTTATTTATGTCTTCATGGTCGTTATGATATCCATCATCGCCACGGTGAGCAGTGTATGGAAAAATCAATCCCCCGCCCCTGCACCGGCTCCGGCTCCGGCTCCGGCTCCCGCCCAGGCGGCTTCATCCTCGATCGTCGAATCGTCGGGATCGGAGGACGACGCATCCGTCGCACAGATCGACGACGGACGATGTGGTCCGAATCACGGTGACAAGAAATGTACCGGTAAACAATGCTGTTCGAATTCGGGTTGGTGTGGGGGGGAGAAGGGCACTAATTCTAATTGGTGCGTAAACATAGACCGGGGCTGGTGGAATGGTAAATATGACGGCGAGGAGGAGGCACCGGATGTCGTGATCTCGGACTCAGGTGGTTACAACATACATAAGGACAAATTCCTTCCTACAGCACAGGGCACGGACATCGACTGGTCGACGGGTGAGATAAGACCGAACTTCGGTAAGAAAGACACCGAAGTCCGATTTTGCAAAAAAAGGTGTGATGAACTGGACGCGTGTAAGGGTTTCACATACAAACACCACGTCTTAAAAAGTCAACGAAAATGCTGGCTGAAAACGGACAAAGTTCAGACCACGACCCTGACAGATGATGACAAATATGACACGTACATAAAAGACGAATAATTGATTTACACCTTTATCACTTTCACCGGACGCTCCGTCCGTATAATAGCTAACCCCATGCGAAGGATGTTCTTCGTAGTGTTGTTGGACACGACGACCGTACTGTGATCGATGTGTGCGCGCGAATTCGCTCTGTGCTTGTTCAAGACTGATCGCATACCCAACAGCCTTCGCAAGGAGACGTTTCGACACTGACGAATGTCGAACACGAATCGAATCTTTTCGTTCCCTTTGCACATTTTCCACGAGTCTCGAAAGTATCGGTCGAGGTCGTCGGGTGTGGTGCTGTCGGAAACGCCAATGCGCACATGGCGGAACATGCAATCCAATGACAAAAAAAAATTACCGTTTAGCGTTTGCCACCCGTCTTTGCAAATTTTTCAACGAGTTCTCCGTCGCTCTCAGTTTGTTTGCGAGAGAAGTGTTCATGCGCCAGAAAGGCGACTGTAAGGTAATTTCATTCTTGGTATTATTGTTGATACCCTTGAATTCCCTGACCAGTTTTACGATTTTGTTTACGTTACTGATCAAAGCCTCTTCCCTTTTTATCATGCCTTCCGCTTCTTGCTTCGTCAAGTATTTTTTATTTCTTCCACCGAATCCGCCCATTGCCTGCGTATTACCCCACGGCAATATTCCGTATTTCCTCAATTTCATCAAAATTTTTCTGCCTTCCGGTGTACGGTGCCAGTTCGGCTTCATGTTAACATTGTTATTCGGTGGAAACCTGAAATTACTGGTCACATTGTTCCTATTGTTAAACCCTTTCGCCGTGCCAGTTTGGCGTCGCACTCTGGGCTTGGCACGGAGCATTCGAATCATCTCCTTTTTCAATTTATTATTGTTGTCGGTCATGTGTAATAGACGGACATTTTTTAATTAAAATGGGAATTCAAAATCCGTCATTCTCGTCTGTCGATGTTGATCGCCTATGCATGCCGGACACGTGGGTGAAAACTGGACGTCTATGCTATGGTTGTGCGAACTTTGGAGTATGACGGGCGTCGTGCACCTTCGCTGACCGACGTGTTTCGCACAGTACCCTTCCGCCGTCGCCCTCACTTTACACCGAGTGCCGTCCTTCTTCAAACCCTGACACAGTGGTTCCTTCTGAAGGATCGCATTCAGATCTTTGTACAGTTCGGATTTTGATATCCCATGTTTCCGTGCTATAATGTCTATGTACACGGACAGCTTTTTCTCTACTTTGATGTCCACCTGGTCAGTAATCAGTTGTGCAACCTGATTCAGCACTGCGTCCATGTCGTGGTTCTACTTACTCATGTTTGAGGCATAATTTTTAAATAGCGTGGCGATGGCATTTTTTTCCTTGTCCGAGGGTTGGGTGGCTTCCTTCTTGCGCTCGCGCGCCGTCTTCGGTCGATGTTGTCCACGGATTTCACCGAAAATTTCACGCTTCGCGTCACCCTCGACGAGTGGTTCGAGCAAGTCGGACACGGGCGTCGAAAATTTGTTTTCAAAGTAATGAAAGTAGTCGATCGGTAGATTTTGTTGTTCGACGTACGCCGGATCTTCGCTCTTCTCGAATGCCTTCGCCTTCGGATCGTCCGAGCGCACGATGAGGTAGGGCACGCGATCGCCCGTCTGTGGCTCCGACCCGGGTCGTCGTTCACGCATCTTCCGCATCACCGCGACGTGCGCTTGATTGATTTGCAGACTCGCCAACTCGTCCGTGACCGAGACCGGTTCACCCTTGACTTTGTAACTTTCACTCAACGTCTGACTGAGAATGAGTTCGGAGGTGGGCACCTCGCCCGTGAGGAGAGCGATCGCACGTTCGCGTGCCAGGTCGATCGCCGGTTGGGGATCAGATGAATTCAGAATCACGTCCAATAGTTCTCGACACACGCCCCGACAGTGTTTGGTCGTGTCTCGACGAACCAGTGACAAACCTTTGATGTCGATCTTTTTGAACTCGACTTTCCCGGACTTGCCCATCTCATACATCTTGGCGGCATACCTCTTTTTTGAGTACAAGAGGAAGGGGTGGTAAATTTTTTCCAACTCCAAATCGTTCGGGGCGCGGAACAGTTTCGTCGCCCCCGCGGATGCCTGTTCACCGAGCATCCATGAGTATTCGATCGCGTCCATGCCCGTCCGACCTTGACAATCAAACTCAACCATGACGGAATCCGTGTCTGTAAAAAAAGTTAGTTTAGGTCGCGCACGCGATGACTGTCTGAAACTTACCTCCATACCTCACGACGGCGTTTGGAAAATTTGCCTCGACGAAATTCTTCGTATCCTCTATCATCGATCGACCCTTCGTGGTGACGGTCGCCGCGAGCGCCATGCATCCCTTGAACACACACGGGAGGATACCCACGCTCGTCCCGGTCGCGCCGTACACAGAGTTCATGCTGATTTTCATCGCCAACTGCTTACCATCGAACACCTGTTTCATGAATCCTTCGGCTTGTGCCATCTGTCTCTTCGCCGCCTTGCGGAATTGTTTCAGGTCTGACAAAATACTCGGTAAGATCGAAGGCACTTTTTGTGCGTACCGTAACGTGACCCCGGCGACTTGGAATTCGTCGTACTCCACACCCGGTAGATTATCGTATCGTTCGTCCATCACCAACGTCGAGTAGCAAATGTTGTGTGCCATCATGATGCTCGGATACAGGGACGCGAAATCTAACGCTGTGATCGGGTTTTTGTAGTAGGCACCCTTCTGTGCATCCAAGACAGTCGCGCCGACGTACGATCCCGGATCGTCCTTGGTTCGAATGGTCTTCACGAGGAATCCGAGCTCGCGCGCCTTCTTGCACACCTGACTGAACACCTTGATCTGCTGCCCTCTTTCGCACAAATACGACAGTGGCACCCAGCACGCTTTTGCCATCTCGAGTAAGTTGACGTCCAGACACAAACGCTTGCATATGCGATGAGGGAGAATGGTGTCCTTCACACAGTACTCAGCGACCTCTGACATTTCCGTCGGGTGTTGTCGTTCAAACCTGGCGAACATCTCCCTCGCCGGCATATCGATCTTGGAATCGTTTAAATACACGAGCGAGACGTTGTTCAGCGAATAAGAATCGAGTTTGAAATTTCGTTTCACTTCTTGGAACATGCAGTACACGAATCGACCGGGCATCGGCAAGAGTTTCAACACGTTATCACCCAAGGCTGAACTCGAAAGTTTCTTCTCCACGATTTTACTCGAGAACCCTCGACGTCGACCGAGGTTGAAAAATTTTGAACAGTTGGTCATGAGTGCTCGAGTGTACAGATAGTCCAAATCAAAACCGAAGATGTTCCACCCGGTGATGATGTCGACGTTTTTCTCGTGGACATAATCCCTGAACGCCGCGAGCATGCCGGCTTCGGTCGCGAAGCTTTCGGTGCGCACACCCTTCACCGGAGTCGTCTGACCGAAACAGAAGATCGCTTCGTCGTAGGGTGTGTCGGTGCCGATGTGACACAGGGTGACGCCGATTTGAAAACACGCATCATCTCGGATTTGTGGATTTGGAAATTTGTGTGACTTACTGTACGCTTCGATGTCAACACTGGCGATGACGAACGGGGCGACGTCGTCGCGTTCGACCGGGCGGAGGTGTCTCCAGTCGTCCATCCACAGATCGACGTCGACGTGAGCGACGAACGACGGGTTCGTCCCTTCCTCAGCACGTGCCCAGCCGGTCGCTTGAATATTTGTCTCATGCATGAAGCGTAACACCGGGTCAAGGTTGGCTTCGAAGGCTTCGACCTTAGGGAACTGGTCGCGAATCTTCCAGTCCAACAAACGTCGAGCCTTGAGTGTCTGACAGTCCAGGCGCACGAACTTTGACACCTCACCGTTCTGAAAGCCCCACATGTCTTTGCGTTCGACAAACTCGTGTCCCACAAGGGCACCCTTGCACTTGGACTCCATGGTTCGAATGAACACGTGCGCGTCCGATGTCGACCAGTCACTCGGGAACTTGACGAAGAAATACGGGACATAGGGAGTCGTCACACAGACCGATCGTCCATCCTGCGTCTTCCCGTAGAGCGAGATCAGGTGCTTGTCGTCCTCGTCTCGGTCATCCCAGGAGATCACCTGGAACGTGACCATGTTTCTTGCGTGAAAGAATGACGCCTCTTTTTTTTATCTTAGACTAATAGTAATCAACATGAGTGCTGCGTTGGTCGACGTGATTTCCACGGGAGTGCAAGACATTCACTTGACATCGAAACCGGAAATTTCTTACTGGCGCCAAGTGTATCGTAAGTACACGAACTTTGCCGTAAACACCCAGCGTGTGGACTACATCGGAAGCTTCTCCGCCACCGGATCGGTGACGTGTGAAATCCCGGTCAAGGGCGATCTCTTGACACACATCCACATCGAAGCTCCGCGCATCGGTACCGCAGGACAAAACTCAACGGGTCTCTTCTCATCGAACGCCGGTCAGCGTCCGACGACGTTCGAGTTATGGATCGGAGGACAGATGGTGTGCTCGCTCGATTCTTTGTACATCAACGGTGTGCATAACCTTCTTTACAACTCCACCGAAGCCAAGGCGTCCGGTGCACAACTCACGGGTGACACCCTCGAGAACGCCTACGGTGCGGAATCGGGATACGCCGATTGCTACACCATTCCGTTCTGGTTCAGCGACGACTGGACCAAGAGCCTTCCGCTCGTGTGCATGGCCTACAGTTCGGTGACGCTCAAGATCAAGTGCCGCGACGGGTTCACCCCGCGCGCGACGCCGAAGATTTACTGCACGTACGCCACACTGGACACGGACGAACGCAAGTGGTTCGTCGACAACGTGCACGAGCTCTTGATCAGGCAGGTACAATATCAACTCTCCAGCCAGTCCGAGACTGAAATTGATTTGTCCACGTTCAATCACCCCGTCATGGCGTTGCACATCGCGAGTGGTGCGGGCACGGGCGGTCACTGGTCGACGCAATATTCATTCGACAAATCGACGCTTTA